TGTTTAGTTTTTGATTTTTTCTAGATATCAAATAGCAAATAAAAATAAGTACCCCAAATATTGAAGGTATAAATGCAGTAACTGAAGATACTTCAAAAAACCCCCATATTCCCATAATTATAAGTGAGGCTGAATTAATAATATTTGCATTTTTTGAATTCATAAAAACTCCAATTTTAATATTATAATATTTATCACCTAAACCCATAGGAAAAGTTGGATAAAAAGTTGGATATCCCATTTTTCAACATTCCAGAAGTAACAACAAAAGGGACTAAAAGATAGAAAAACAAGTTCAATAGAGTTTGGTACCCCCACAAGGATTCGAACCTTGGACCTTATCCTTAAGAGGGATCTGCTCTAGCCGCTGAGCTATGGGGGCGAGTTATTTTCGCAATTTTTTATTAATTTTACCTAAAATATATATTTTTATTTGATTTTATTGGAAATTTTATCTAAGATTATTATCATTAGCTATCTTTACAATTTGATCCATATGTGGAGCTGCCCACATTGGAATACATACTATTGCTTTTGTTTTTTCTGTTGCTCTATATAACGTTTATCTCGTTCTTGATGTATTTTTTCATACTTGTTTTCCATCTCTTTATCGAGACGTTTCGATTTCGCCCATTCAGATTCTTTTTTTGAAATTTTGTTTACTGCTTCTCTTTCACTTCGTTGCCTTCGATCATCAACTTCACCAAGTTCCAATTCTTCTTTAGGACCATATCCCTTAGGCGTTACATCTGTTATTCTTGTTTCGACTTCTCTTCGTCTCGCACCCTTTCTCATACGTGCTGCAACTTCTGGTTTTGGATTACCTTTTTTGTCAAAGAACTTTGCGAGATGAGGTGGTAATTTTGATGCTTCATCAAAATTGAAATCTTCTTTCATCAATTTCATACCCATTCTTTTTCGTATGACATTTATCTGCTTGATGATCTCTTTTTGTTTTGGTGAACCGGGCATAGATTTCAACCCCTTCACCATCAATGCATACATATCTGCTGTATCTGATGATCCTTCTACAAGTTCTGTTTCCTGATAAGATTTAAACGTTTTCATTTCTTTAGTGCATATCCTTTTTCATCTCGATACTTTATAATATTTTTTGCATCTTCTTTATCTTTTTTAGACATTCCATGTCCATAATTTCCATAATTGGGGGAATCTGGCATTTTATTCACTTTCCCGCCCCTCTTCTTAAATTTCGCTATTGCATCAGCAAAGTTTGATTTATTTTCCTCTTCACCCATGATATGAAAAGTATCTTTAACTCCTTGACTTCTTAAATGCTTATCAACTTTATCTACATGTTTCGCTGGAACATGAAGTTTTCCTTTTTTCCATTTGCCTTCTACATTAATATCAGACAATGCCATCTTTACTTGTAATTCTAGGCCCTCATCTACGGTTTCTTGTAAAACTTCTGAATTTTCATCAGGAATTCTTTGTTCTTCTGGTGTCACTTCTGATTGAACTTCTTCTTCGGGGGCGTCGGGTGGATTTGCGGAAGGATTAACTACCTGCAAAACGGCTTTATTTAAATTTTCAAATTTTGATTTCTCAGTAAACCACATAATAGTCTCCGTAATAGTAATAGGTATTTGCTATATTTAGTTAAAATTAAACTTGTCAAAGTCTTTCTTTTTTTCAGTATTCTCTGTGGAAGGAACATCATCATATTCATCTGTCTTTTTAACTTTTTTGCTATTATCAACAACATCATTAATGCCCGTTTGAGCAGATTCTTCAAGATCAAATAGTCTCATTTTCTTTCTATCCACTCCAATCATAAATCTTTTATTATATATTGGGTCACTGTATCTATTTTTTAACTGTTTAACTAAAAATTGACCCAATTCTTCAAGCTCTTCAGTGGATATTATGGCAAACATGAAATCAGCCGTGGCGGGCAAACCAAAAGATTCAGACGTATCTTCTAATCCAATATCTGTAGAAGTAAATCCACTTCTTGTAGTTTGTGTAGCGGAAACGATGGGAACATTATATTCTACTGCGAGACCTCTCAATTCCTCCGCAATAGATTTAATATATGAATAAGAATTTACATATGCTCCTGCTTTGATTCTAGATGAAGTACATATATTTAAATAATCAATAAAAATAATATCTGGTTTAAAATCTCTTTTTAATGCCAATTCATTCAGAAGACTTCTAAAATGTTGGGCTCCTGCTGCGGCAGTTGGATATTCTTTTATAATTAATTTTCCTTTAGCCTTACTTTTCAGCTTTGCAACTTTCTGATCAAAAATAGCCTTTGGTAAATCAGTAATATCATCCATAGAAATATTTAAAAGATTCGCATCAATTCTCATTGCAATCTTTTCTTCTGCCATTTCTAATGTAATATACAATACATTTCTACTTTCATTTAAACAATTAGCCGCAACATGACACATAAACAATGATTTACCTACACCTGTTCCTGCCAATGCGATATTTAATGTCTTTCTTGGTAATCCACCCTTTGTAATCTTATTAAAATATTCTAAATCAAAAGGAATCTTTTCCTCAACTTTATGATAAAAATTATAACGATCGTCACTATCATCTATATAATCATGTCCAATATGAGGATCAAATGTTACTCCTAAAGCATCTGTGAGAATTTCTGGTATCTTCCCCTTATCATCTTTAGTTTTACTATTAGGACTAATGATTTGAACACTCTCCATAATAGCATTATAAATGGATTTATCTTGACAAAATGATTCTGTAGTATTAAGTAACCACTCCTCATCAGATATTTCTTCTTTATTTTCTTCTAAAAATCCAACAAGTTTAACACAACTATTATAATCATCTTCATGAAGATCTGTCCTTTCACTCAAATTGATTACAACTGCCTCTTTTGTTGGGAGATTATTATAAGTCGAAATAAATGAATGTAATTCTTCAAAAAGTGCCTTTTCTCCTTTATCTTCAAAAAATACACCTTTAAGATAAGGTATAACTTTGCGAGTATACGTTTCATTATATAATAGATTTTTTAATATTAAATGTTCAACTCTATCCATCTAATTCTTCTACTCCCACCTGACCATATAAAAATTCTTTTTTGCAAGCTGCATTTATACCATCCATAATATCATCTGTAAAAAACTTTTCTGGATCTGCATAAACCGCCTTTCCATAATGTTTTCCTCCATCTGGAAATTCATATCTATTTGATACCTTCTTTATTATACCATACTTTTCTGCAATGTCAAGTAGGCCATAATATCTATCTAATCCTTTATCATATGTTAAAAGAACATCCACTATTCTATTCTCTTTTGTTAATCTAGATTTATGTGTTTTACAATGTATGATATTACCAACTACTACGTTACCAACTTTTTCCTTTTTCTTTGACAAAAATAATATAGTTGATGCTGCATATTTTAAACCAGATCCTCCACCCATTTCTTTAGTAGGAAACATCGACCCTATTTGATCATAAGTATGATTTGTTACAATCATAGGAATTCCCGCTCTTGCAAGTCTCAAAGTTAAAACTCTAAAAGCTCCTTTTAAAGCGGGGGCTCTTGTCATATCTCTTTTATCAGAACCACTAGTAGTGTCTTCCATCTCTTTAGTAGTTGACAAATTACCCAAAGAGTCTAGACACATTAACAATGGCGTTTTTTCTGATTCCTTTTCATATTCTGCTATGATTTTTGAACATTGATTTGCAAATTCTTGAACTGTAGTTACAGGAATAACTAAAAATCTATCAGTAGGAACTTCTCTGGCATCCAACATCGCTTTTGTTACTGCAGATTCACTTTCAAAATATATAACACTGCCTTCTATATTATTATCAAGAAAATGTTTACATATACCAAGTGTGAAAAAGGTTTTACCTGTTGAACTTTCTCCCGCAATAGCGGTAATCTTATTAGATGGTAACCCACCCTTTATATCTCCTGATAAAAGTGCATTTAAAGTGTAACATCCTGTATCCACATATTCATCTATGTCTGCAGTATCTATTCCTTCAACCGCAATCGAAGCATATGGATTGTCCGCAATAGTTTTTGCTCTACTCAAAAATGTCATAATTATTTTTCCTTAATTAATTTTCGTACTTGATTAAAAAGACGTTTTTTATTGTGCCTTCTATCCAATTCTACATTAAACTCATCACGAGCAAATGCTTCAAGTTGTTTTTTAGTCATGGATTCAATATTTACTTC